AATCTCTAATACTACCTTGTCTTTATGGTCAATAACTAAACCTGTCTTGCAATCTTGTATGCTCCAAGTTTTCTTATGTAAGTTCCAATAAACTCTAACTTTATTATTCGTTAACATATTTATCTATTCCTTTCTTTATTTCTGTATCATACCAATTTACAGATGCTCCTTTAATTAAATTGGTATATTCTAAACCATATCCACTTCCTGCCTTTAAGTTATCTTTATCTATTAAATGCTTATGCATATGATTTATATTATCCCAATTATCTAATATCTTTTTACATAGATAATCAAATTGGGAATCAGTTAAAACACTTTTATCTAATTCATAATATAAATATGAACTCATTAGATAAATAGGTACTAATCTATTAATCGAAATGTTATTTAATTCCATGTATCCTTCTCCATGCTACCCATGTTATTGCCTGTAATTCGTATGCCTTGATACCTAGCTTCTTAGATGCTCTAAGGTATGCCTTCTGAATATCTAAGTATTCAAGCTTTCTAATATTTGTATTTGGTGTAGTCAATCCTTGTCTATCATTGTAATAGATATTCCTAGCATGACCATCAATAGTAATGTCTGTTTCATCGCCACTTATATTTCTAAAGAATGAAACAATCTTTTTGCCATTTAGTATTGTAATTGTTTCATCATAACTTGGCATTTGTTCAAGTATTGACCAAGCTTTTTGTTTCATTTTATGGTATGTACTAACTTTAATACTATCCATATCTTGACCATCAATAAATGCCTTACATAAATCATCAGCATTAACAATATTTCTTTCCCATTTATTATTAGGACTAAGTGCAGATACTACACCAATAACAATATGAATAGGTAAGTCATATTTGATAGCAATCTCTTTGCAATCTTTAGTTGCATTTACATACCAAGTTAAACCATGTTTTATTTCACTTGGATTAGCCAACTTGTAAATTGCAATAATATTTTTAGTTGTAATCAATTAAATTTCCTTTCATAAAAAAAGGAAGCACATAGTATGCTTCCCTTATAATTTATTTAGCTAATTAAATTATATAGTTAATTTAATCAACTAACTTAATTGAACTTACACTAACATTAAGCTTTTGAGCTAATGACTCAATAAAGCTTTCAGTAGTACACCACTTGCCATCAATTAAGTTTTGATTGCTATTTCTAAAAGTTACACTCGTTAACGTAGGTGCATTATCGCTACCATTGTTGTGAGAGATAGAGAAAGTTTTAAATCCTTTAGGATTATAAGTTTGATTTTTAAGCAATGTCTTTTCCTTTCATTTAGTTTGTTATTGCTTGTTAGTATATATTGATTCCTATGTATCCATAGTTTCAAATATACTTCACTAGCTAGAAAGTGTGTTGCCTTTACACATTCGTGATAAATTCTAGCTAGAGAAATATACTTGAAAGGTAGGAAGGGGAAAACCTACCTAACAAGGTATACTTGGTTAATCTAGCATTGCATATTTATTTTCAATAGCATTGTAAAATATTTCTGAACTAAATCTAGGGTTTTTACTTCTGCAATATCTCACAACTTTTACTATATCCTCTAATTCGTATTCATTACTAACAATGATATTAACCAACTCAATAAAATGTTTTCTTGTTGGTCTACTTGGAATTTTGTATTCAAATTCTTTATCCTTTATCCACATTTTAAAACCTTCCTTTACTTGTTAAAAAATCAGCTACATCTTTTAAGCTTTCAAAAGATATATAGCTTATTGGTGAATTGTATTTTCTAAGAGTATATCTTTTAGAATTATGTTTTTCTAGAATTGCACCTAATTGATTATCTGCAATTATTTCTAGATTTTTAAAACTATTAAATTTCATTTGTTTTCCTTTCATATTTTATATAGTTTATATATTGATTCCTAAGTATCCAATTTATCTAATGTATTCTTCCTAGCATTTAGTATATTAGATAAATCTATTATGTCTACGTGTTTAGGGTTAATAGATAATAATTCATTTAGTAAATTATCAAATAATTCTTTTACTTTCTTTTTCTGTATTTCTTTATATGGCTTTATTTTGAATGTTCTAGCTTCATCATTCTTAGTTATTACGTATGCTTTAGTCATAATCATTTTCCCTTTTTAAGTTAATGGTTTTTAATATAAATTTTATATAGCTAATATATTGATTCCTAAGTATCCATCAATAGAATATCTAAGTAAATCAATAGTTTATATTAGAATGTAAATAATTACATATGGTATGTAAATAATGCATAATATAAACTCATTAGATTAAATGTAATTCTATCTAATCATTTTAATTGGATAGAGGAAAACATTAAAAAATTTATATGGTAATATATTGATTCCTATGTATCCAAATAGAAAATGTCATTTTTTTGACTAACTGGATTTAAATAGTCTATACCCCTAGCAAAAAAACGTGTGTGTATACTATATATATATACCCTACCCCTAAATATTTTTAAAATTTCACAGGTTTAACTATGGCAGCACAGGCTGCGGCTCATTAAGTTAATATAAGTATTTATTGTTTTGGAAATAAAGCAACATATAATTGCAATAGGAATGGGGTACTATTCTTTTCCCCTGTGTCTAAATAATAAAATAACATACTTTTTTATTTTATGCAATAGTGTTATAATAATTTTGTAAACAAAAAAGGAATAATAAATGTATGAACTATTTGTATTAGCTTGTCTAATATCTAACCCAACTCAATGTGTAACTTTAGAAGATTTATATAGTCCACATAAGACACATGATAAGTGTTTAGCAAGAGCATATGAAATTGCATCAGAGATGCCTAGCTATGTACCTCAGTATTTTCCAAAAGCATATAAATGTTTGGATATGGAAAAAGAAGGTAGTAAAATAAAAACATAATGGAAGTATCAAATAATCTAGAAAACTACCTAGATTTTAAAATAAACTTAGATACATACACTAATTTAAGAGCAAAGGATGATTTCCTTACGTTTGTAAAGATATTTGCTCCTACTCTTGTATCTGATTTTAAAATGGGTAAACATATAAAACTATTATGTCAAAAACTACAGGGTGTGGTAGATGGTGATATAAAGAGACTTATGGTATTTTTACCACCTCGTTCCTCTAAATCTTTAATATGTAGTAAATTATTTCCTGCATGGTATATAGGAAACTTTTCAAACCATGAAATAATGTCAGTATCTCACAGTGACCAACTTGCATCTGACTTTGGTAGAACTGTAAGAGACATAGTTAACACTGAAAAGTTCCAAAGAATATTTAAAGGTGTTGCATTACGTAGTGATGTTAAAGCAGCAGGTAAATGGAAAACTAATAAAAATGGTTCATACTACGCAGCAGGTGTCCGGAGTCAGGTTGCTGGTAGAGGTGCAAACATTGCACTGCTTGATGACGTTATGTCAGAGGAAGATTCGTTTAGTCAGACAGGTAGAAAGTATATTAAGGAGTGGTATCCTGCAGGTTTAAGAACTAGACTTATGCCAAATGGTGCAATTATTATTATTAATACTAGGTATCACTATGATGACTTATGTGGATGGTTACTAAAGCAGGAAAAGACTGCAGAACAGAATACATATTCATGGGAAGTAATTAGTATTCCTGCATGGTTAAATGAGGAAGCAGCAGAGTTACTAGGTTTACCTGTAGGTAGTTCTTACTTTCCTGAGTGGAAGTCTGACAAGATATTAAAAATAGATGAAGAAGAAATACGAGCAAGTAATGGTGCAAGATATTGGAACTCATTATATATGCAAGACCCATCTCCTGATGATGGTGGTATTATTAAAAAGAAGTATATACAGTGGTGGGAGTATGATGAACCACCTGAGTGTGAGTTTATAATACAGACATATGATACTGCATTTAGTACAAGTAGAACTGCAGACTTTAGTGTAATACAAACATGGGGAATATTCCATGACTATGATGAGGATGAGGGTCACTCATCTCATTTAATACTGCTAGGTAATACAAGAGGTAGATATGAGTATCCTGAACTTAGACGTATTGCCCAAGATTTGTATAGAGAGTTTAGACCTGATGTATGTATTATAGAAAAGAAGGCTTCAGGTCAGTCACTTATACAGGATATGCGTAGAGCAGGACTGCCTGTATTAGATTATCTACCTGATAAGGATAAAGTTGCCAGAGTATATGCATCTACACCTATGATGGAAGCAGGTAGAGTATGGTTGCCTAAAAATAAAATATGGGCAGATGATTTATTTTCAGAGTGTATGTCTTTTCCTAATGGTTCACATGATGACCAAGTAGACTGTTTAAGTATGGCAGTACATTACATGAAGGACAGTTGGAATTTAACTCATCCTGAAGACCCTTCATGGGAAGATGAAGGAAGTAAAAAAGACAAAAGAGTTGCATATTGGAGAGTATAACAGTATAA